ACAAGATCGAGCGTTTCCGCGAAGTCTTGAACGAGAACAAATCCTTGAAGGGAGCGAACGAGCGCTACCGCGAGATGGACGCCACGATGTCGGCCATCGGACGGGACGCGATGAAGATGGGCATGTCACAAGACGACATGGCACAGCTCTTCGCGTGGCCTCGACTCCTCGCGAGCGATCCGAAAGCGGCGGTCGAAGAACTACAGAAGTTCGCCGCCATGTGGCAGATGAAGGTCGGCATGGCATTGCCTGACGACCTGAAACAGAAAGTCGATGACGGCGTTCTGGACGATGCCACGGCCAAAGAGGTTGCGGAGTTGCGAGCCAACACCGCGCTCAGCGGCACCCGCCAGAAGGCGGAAGAAGCGGAACGCCAGCGAGTCAGCGCCGCGCAGCGGACGAAAGAAATTCACGATTCAGTCAACGCGTATCAGGCAGAACTGAAAGCCTCCGATCCCGACTACACGCCGGAAAAGCATGAAATGGTGGTCGATGCGTTGACAGCATTGGTCACGAAGCATGGCGTGCCGGCGACAGTGGCGGACGCACGGGCGATGGCGAAGAGCGCCTACGACACCGTGAGTAAGCGACTAACTGCTTTCAAGCCCCAGCCTCGTGCCGTTAGCTCTCCAACGGTCGGCCGACGACTCAACCAGCCGGCCGTAGCTCAGCCCAAGTCGATGCGCGAGGCGATAGAAAACGCACTTGCCCGCTAGCTGATACGTCCGGCCTCGTTCGGAGGCTGAACAAATGGCTTTCACTGCGTCGGAGCTGGCATCCATTGCCAATGCCGCTCTCGACTTTCATTTCCGGGGGCAGCCGCTGCCGCAGAGCATTCAGGACAAGCCACTCCTGACCAAGCTCGAATCGGCGCGCAAGACGTTCCCCGGCGGCAAAGGCGACATCACTATCCCGGTCAAGGGCAAGTACGCGTTTGAAGGCGCGGCCGTTCCGCCCACCGGTTCACTGCGCGGCTTCACGCACGACGACGCGGTTGCCTACGGCAACATCGCGGGCATCGAGCGCGTGAAGTATCCGTGGCGCGAAGTTCACACCGGCTGGAGCTGCACGTTCACCGAACTGAAAATCGACGGCATCACCGTTCAGGATTCAGCGTTCGGCGAGAACACCAGCAAGCACAGCAAGCGCGAGCTGACGGCGATCACGAACATCATGCAGGACAAGGTAGAGACGTTCGGTGAAATCACCGCGAAGTCTCTCAACACGATGTTCTGGGGCGACGGCACCGCCGATCCGCTCGGCTTCGTCGGCCTGCGCTACTTCCTCACGGCGACACCGGCTGTGGGCGTGACCGGCGGTCTCGACCGCGCGACGAATACGTGGTGGCGGAATCGTTTCGCGTCGTGGCCCGTGGCGACGACCGAAATCCCCAACACGATCCATTCGGAGATGCGTCAGCTCCGGCGCTACGGCGGCAACCCGAACCTGGCTCTCGCAGGCTCTGGCTTCCTCGATGCGCTGGTGAAGCAGCTTCGCGACAAGGGCTACTACACGGATGCGGGTTGGACTCGTCCGCAGTCCACGGACATTGCCGTGGCGGACATCCGTTACAACAACCTCGTGTTCATGTACGACCCGAGTCTCGATGACCTGGGCGGCGCGTTCGTGAATAGCTGCTACATCATCGACACGAAGCACCTGTATCCGTATGCGATGGAACAGGAGTGGGGCAAGGATCACGCCCCTGCTCGCCCGCATGACGTGTACGCGCTCTACAAGGCGCGCACGTACACCGGCCAGCTCGTTGCCGATCAGCTCAACTGCCACGGCCTCTATCAAGTCACTTGATGGAGTCAGCGGGGCCGCGCCGTGCGGCCCCGCTTCTTACGCGAGGAGGACACATGCAGACGCTGAACGCACTGGTTGCACTCACGGGCGACCGCAACAACATGGTTTGGAAGATCGGCCTCACGCCTGCGGAAGTCCTGCTCTTGCAGCAGCTTCACGGGACGGACTCCGTTCTCCAGATCGAACCGACTGGCGATGTGAAGCGCGAGCCAGCGGAAGAGATCGCGCGGCTTCGGTCCATCTACCCGCTGCACCACGAACGCATCCAGAACATATGGCGGGACTATCCCGGTCCAGCGTTCCCGGTGCGCCTCGATTCACTCGGCATCAATCCGGCGTTGCTGAAACCGGCGGAGGCATCGCAGCCGTTCGCCGTCAGCGCCAAGACCGCGTGACACCGTGCGCGGCCAAACGCTCACCGAGTTGTTGAGCGACCTGAAAGCGGAGTGCGGCTACAGCCAGAACGCCGCCCACGGCATCAACAATCGCGATTCACTCGTGCAAGTTCTCAAGCGCACGCAGCGTCGGCTGTGGAGCGACTGGGACTGGATGCACATGCGCGTGTCGCGTGACATGCAGTTGAACGCCGGCCAGCGCTACTACAACTGCCCGACTGATCTTCCCTACGAGCGCATCGATGCGGCGGAGGTGAAGTTCGGCGGGCAGTGGATTCCGCTGTGCTTCGGCATCAACGAGCGGCAGTACAGCATCTACGACCCACGCACCGACGAGCGGTCCTGGCCGATTCGTAACTGGGACATCGCCGAGGACCCTGCCGACACCGCCGGCACTCCTGACAATCGCGGCATGATCGAGGTGTGGCCGATGCCTTCGGACACTGGCACGCCGCCGAGTCCGACGAGCGACCTTGAGGGCAACATCCGTCTCACGGGCATTCGCTTCCTGCGCCCGTTCAACTCCGACAGCGACCGCTGCGACCTCGACGGGGATCTGATTGTCCTCTTCGCTGCGGCGGAAATTCTCATGCGCGACCGCAAGGAGGATGCGCAGGCCAAACTACAGGCCGCGAACACGCTGTACATGAAACTCCGCGGCAATCAGGAGAAGAACCGCACGTTCAATCTGAACGGCGATTGCTGCGAAGAGGATGGCGAACAGCCGGTTGTGTTCGCACATCCCGTGCCGTTCTCAATCTCGGGGAGCTGATGGCCTACACCGTCGTCAAATCGTTCGAGAAGGGAATCGACACCCGGCGACTCCTCGATACGACCGAGGCCGGCGCGTTGCTCGATGGACGCGACTGTCACATCACTCTCGGCGGCGAGCTGGAGAAGCGTGCGGCCTTCGTGAACCTGGGCACGCTGCCGGCGACGACCGTGGGTATGTGGGTCACGGAGGGCCGCGTGATCCACACGTGGGGCAGTGCCGCGACTGCGCCGGCCGGAATGCCGGCGGGCGCTATCTACCACTCGATTCCCGATCCTGACGCGTCGCCGCTGACGCACATCTTGTCGGTAGAAGAGTTCAACGGCGGTCTGTATGTGATCGCGCAGTACGCCGACGGCCATCAATACCATTGGTGGTACTCGGGCGGTGCCGACCTTCTGGTGACGATCAAACCGCCAGAATCAGTGGACACTCCCGGCGGCGGTGGCGGAACGGTTACTCCACCGACGACCGGACCAACGTACAAACCGCAGGCGTCTGTGGGCTTCCGCGCCGCTGTCTACCTCAACAGCACGCCTCCGACCCACATGTACCTGTACTGGATTTACCTGCTCGCACCGACGAGCACGTACAACTTCGGGCCGACCGGCACCATCGACGCGTGGAGCCTGATTCCCTCCGATGGCGTAACTGCTGAGGGCCGTCCGACGCACAGCGATCTCAAGGTCGCATATCCAGGCGGCACTGCTGGTTCGGAAATGGCGGCGCTCGTCATGGAGCACGTTAACTCCACAGTCACGACACCAAAGGTGCAGTGCCAATCAGGCGCTCCCGGTAGCCTCAACACCAACGTCCAGTTCTGGATTGACGTACCCGGCACGCTCTACAACGGCTACAAGCTGGAGATTCGCACGAGCGCCACGGTGCGCTCGCTCGACATGGGCCCGTATACGTTCTCTGGCGGCATCAACAGCGGCGGCGTGTCGTTGTTAGAGACGCACCATGCGCCGTTGCCGGGACCGATGCCGCGCGCGGGCGACCCCGGCGATCCGATTGAAAAGGGTTACTTCGCCATCGCCCACAACTACCGCATGTTCTCCGTGCAGGGGACGATGCTGAACTTCTCGGCACCGAAGGACCCGACCGAGTGGGACAACATCGACAAGAACGCCGGCTTCATCGATCACTCGATGATTACGAACCGTGCCCCTCATCTAATTTCGATGGCCGACTATGGCGGAGACCTGGCTGTCTTTGCGACGCGCCACATCTTCGTCTGGAACATCGACGTACTGCCCGAAGGCGATTTCAAGAAGCAGACGATTCACGGCACCGGGACGTTCGCCCCGCATAGCGTGACGCCGTGGGGACAGACGGATGTCATGTACCTCGACATCAGCGGCATTCGGTCGCTGCGCGCGCGCGATTCATCGGAGCAAGCATACTCGGCCGACATCGGCACGATGATCGATGACCTCGTGCGCGCCAAGATCGCAACCCTCACCGACGCGGAGAAGCGATATCAGGTGTGGGGCATCGTGGAGCCACGCTCCGGCCGTCTCTGGATGGCGCTCAAGGATCGCATCTACGTTCTGTCGTTCTACCCATCGAGCCGCATTGCGGCGTGGACGTGGTACGACGCGACGACCGCGCCCGTCAACTACATGAACAGCTCTGACGACAGTGTGTACTGGCGGTCTGGCAACAACATCATGATCTACGGCGGCGTGACTGGCGCGACCTACGACGCGACCGAAGGGCTCGCGCGCATTCCGTATATCGACGCCGGCAAGGCTGCGACCTCGAAGAACTGGACTGGCTTCGATGCCGCGATCTATGGCACGTGGACGGTGCGCGGATCGTTTGATCCAACGCTGCCGACCGCCTACGACTTGTTAGCCACCATCACAAAGAGCACGTACCAGCAGCAGAAGATCGCGGTCAACGGCGAGTCGCCAGCACTCTCGCTTGAACTCCGCACCACCTTCGTTGGCCCCGCAAGGATCGGCAATGCAAGCCTGCACTACACCGACAGCACCGCAGATTGAACGGCTGATGCAGTCGCGCGTGATCCTGCCGCACCACCGGGACGTGTGGGGTGACATTCTGCCTGGGCTCGAGAAATTGGCGGGCATGTACCCGGACACCGATTGGACGATTGACGGCGTAAAGCGAATGCTCGATGAGGATCGGGCCATTCTGTTGGTGGATCGCGCAGACCCGTCCGCGTTTGCCATCGTTCAGTTCCGCGCATACCCCTACGCGGAAGATGAAACGGAGTTGTTCGTCTATCTAGTGTGGCACCAAGGCGGCGAAGCCATCGCGCGCTTTCAGTCCCATCTGGAGATGTTCGCGCACCACGGCGGCGCGCGGCATATGCGGTTCCACTCGCGACGCCCCGCGTTCCTGCGCGTCGCGGATCGCGCTGGCTATCGGATGCACAGCGTCGAATACGTGAAGGAGATTGCCCATGTTCGGTGACGGTGGAGCGGGCCGCGAAGCCTCCCGCGCTCGAAACGAGGAACTGGCACGTCAGGGTCGCATCGCTCGCGCATCGGGCGAGACGCGCCAGAAGTTCCGCGATGTGTTCAGCGATGACTACTACGCGCAGGAGCTGGCGAAGTACAAGGCCGCATACGAGCCGGATATCAATCGTCAGCACGCGCAGGCCAAGCAGCAGATGCTGGGGGCGCTCATGCGTGCCGGCTTGTTCGATTCCAGCGTCGCAGCGAAGAAGGCCGGCGAGGCGGAAGAAGCTCTCGCGAGCGCACGGAACGAGGTAACGCAGCGCGGCCTACAGGCGCAGGCGAACCGCAAGCAGGATGTTGCAGCCGCCGAGAACACGGTGATCGGTCAGCTCATCAACACCGCCGATCAGGGCGCGGCATTCGAGAACGCCGCGTCAGCGATCCGCACGAACTCGACGCCAATGCCGACGCCGATGCTTGGGCAGATATTCACCGACCTCTCGGCCGGTCTCGCGACGCAGGCGGACCTCGAACGCAACAGGCAGAACCGCTACACGGTGATGGGTCGCATTCCAGGCTGGAATAGTGGCGGTCGCTACACCCGGAACGTCGGAGGTTAACCATGGAACCGCTGACATGGGTCTATCTCGCTTTGCTCGCTGCAAGCACCGCTGCGAGCGCTAAGTCGCAGCAGAAGACCAATCAGGCCCGCGCGAAAGTGCAGGCCGAAGACACGCGCCGCCGCAAGGAACAGCAAAAGCAGTCCGAAGCCGCCGCGCTCAAGACGCAGGACTCGTATTTCAACCAGAAACAGGCCGCTGCGGATCGCGAGGCCGAACTCGCGCAGCAGTTTGCACCCAGCGAAGCGCCAGCGCCGACCACGGACGCCAGCGGTACGCGCTTCCTCTCGACCGACGCGCCTACACACTCCACGGCCACGGTCGAAGCGACACAGCAGGAGATGAATCGCGGACGTGCGCGCGCCTCGCAGCGCGCGACCTCGCTGGCGCAGTTGGGCGCGTTCTCCGACGCCATGCGCGCGGCCGGCCTCGAAGCGGGCCGCAACGCGCAAGACATAGGAATCAGCGCGAGCAACTTGCAGGGCTGGACGCAGAACGTGTTGCCCGCGCTTTACGCAAAGGCCAACACCGCCGGCAAGGACTGGTCTACGGCGGCGGACGTGATGAAGCTCGTCGCGGCCGTCATGGCTCCCGCCGCGCTTGGCGGCGGCGGCGCGGCGGCGGCCGGCACTGAGGGCGCGAGCGCGGGCACGACTGCCGCCGACATCTCGGCCGCGCGCTTTGGCGACTTCGCGACGCAGGGTTTCCAGATGGCCCCGAGTGCGACTGCCGGCGTTTTCGGCTCCACGGCGATGGCACCGGTCAATGAGGCTGCAATGAACGCGTGGCGAGCGTACTGGAACGGATTGCCCCTCACTGGAGCCGACCAGACGGCTCTCGGCGCTGGCTTCGGTCAGTTCCCACTCGCGACCCGAGGATTCTGAGGCACGTATGGCTACCGTACCCAACTACTACTACAACTCGCCGTGGCTCGCCGACATCGGCCGCAATCTCGCGTCCGCGCTACGACCGCCGGATGCGCAGGAGATTCTGGCGCGGCAGCGTGCGGAGTGGCAGTTCGGCCGCGAACAGGAACTCGCGCGGATTTTCGATGAGGACCGCGCGAACACGCAGCTCGCCGAGGACAAGTTAAGTCAGCTCATTCAGATGGAGCCGGCCCTGAATCCTGTCACCGGCATCATTGATGAACGCCAGACGGAGCTGAATGCACGCGGCCTGTTAGGCGAAGTGATCGACAAGGGCGGCCTCAAGTTCGTCGATCCGTCATTCAAAGCCGCCGGCACGGCAAGCCCCGCCTTTGCGGCGCAGGAAGCTCTCAAAACGCTCGGCATCCAGGCGCAGCAGCAGATGTTGGCGCAGCGCTTCGCGCAGCAGTTGGGGATGCAGTCGAACCTCTTTGGTCAGCAGCAACTGTTGCAAGGCAATCAGTTCGCGCATCAGGACTCGATGCAGTCCCGTCTCTTCGAGCAGCAGATGAAATTGCAGCTTGCGCGCCAGCAGGCGCGCCTCGCGGAGATCGCAGCGAAGGGCCCGCCGGGTGCCGGCAAGCCGCCAGTCATCGCAGGAAAGATTCTGGAGGACATCGTTGGCGGATTGACGACGATGGTGCAGCAGTCCGGCAAGCAGATGCGGCAAGAGGACTTCGACCGACTGGTGGACTTGGCCGGCCAGTACGCGCAGCAGGCGCGCAGCGCGCCGGCCGGCGTGAATCGTGCGTGGTCCGAAGCGTTCCCCGGCGTGGCGAGCTACGGCGATGCGCCATCGGCGGAAGTGCCGGAGCCGAACACGTTCATGAATCGATTGCTGCGCACGTTCGGCAGCAATCCCACCGATTCGTATCTCTCGCCGAGTTTCGGCGCGCCGCCGAATCTGAGCGACGCCATACCCGCGCCGCCCGCGCCCGTGGCCGCGCCGGCCCCTGCGCCGAGTGTCGCGCCGCCGCCGCCAGCTCCCGCCCCAGCGCGTCCGCAGGCCGCGCCAGCGTCGAAGACGCCGCCGGCCAGCGCGTTAAAAGAAGGCGTGAACACGAAGTTCAAGAACGGTCAGGTCTGGACCTTGAAGAACGGCGTACCGACGAGGGTGAATTGATGGATGACGAGTGGGACATCGTTAGCGAAGAGCCGGCGCTGCCGGCCGCTGCGCCCGCTGATCCGTGGGCTGTGGTCGAAGAGACGCCGGTCGCCTTAGGTCCGCCTCTCTCTGATCCTGGCGCGCGCTCGTTCCCTCGTCCCGCGCCGCCTCCGGCTCCGGCCCCGTTCGATCCATATGGCGGCTATTTCAGTCGCGCGGATCGCGGCCGGCCGCCGCGCGCGCCAGACGATTACAGCGTATCAGTGGAGGAATCGCTCGCAGACTCGCTGGGCGAGGAATTCACTTTCCCGTCTGGTGGCGACTGGTGGAACTCGCTGCGCGGATCACTCGCGCGGATGTTGCAGGGCTACAAGCTCGATCAGCTCGAATCACTGGAGGACGAAATTCTCGGCCGCTCGTGGCCGGCCTTCCGTGGTGGACTGCCCACCTACTCGCGCACGCCGGAGGAGCTGCGTCGCCTGCAAGATGATCCGCTGCTCCTCGAAGTGCGCAAGCAGATCGAAGAAGCCAGGGCAACCGGCTTGGAGATCAGCGGCGAAGCGCAGGACATCGCGCAGCGCAATCAAGGGTACTGGCCGCAAGTCGTCATGGGCTCGACCAATTCACTTGCAGCGTCTGCGCCCGCGCTCGCCACGACAATGGCAACGCGCAACCCCTTGTTGGGCGCGTCCGTCATGTACCCCACTACCGCAGAAAGCGCCTACGGCGAACTGCGCGAACAGGGTGTGCCGCGCGGCACCGCTGACAAAGCCTCTACCATCGAGGGCCTGATCGAAGTTGCGACCGAACTACCGGCCTTGAGTCCGTTCGCGCGCGAGGCATCACCGATGCTGCGCCGCTTTGGCGAAACGCTGGCAGCGGATGTCCCCGGTGAAACCATCGCGACACTCGGGCAGTCGGTGAATCGGCAGATGGCGCTCGCAGACCCGAACGACACGACGCTGGATGCGCTCGCGGAAGGACTGCGGCAAGGGCTGTCGGAATTGCCTGTCACCTACGGCACGGTCTTGGCAACCGCTGGCGCGCACGCGGGCGTTGGCAATGTGATTGACCGGGCGCGTGAAGCCGCCGAACGGCGTTCGTTCCGACTGACGCCGCCAACCCCGGAGGAGCTGGCCGCCTTTGAAGCCAGCCGTCAGCCGCCCGAAGCGCGCAACGAGCCGTTCATCTCGGACTTCGACGTTCAGCCGCCGTTGCCGTTTGGTAACATGCAGGGGCCCGCTCTCACGGGTAGTCGGGCTCCTGAGTCGGCTGGCGTAAAGGGTACAGCTCCGATACCGCCGGCTGCTCAGGGGACCGCGCAACCACCCGCCGAAGCCCCGCTCTCTTCTGCTTTCGAGACGCCCGAACCGGCCGCCTCGCCCGCTCCTCCTGCGCCTCAAGAACCCGCGTCGGCACCTGCCCCAGCAGTACCAGCGGTTTCCCCTGCGCAGGAACCCCCAGCGGGCGAGGTGGCCCTACCTATTCCCGTCGAAGAGGAAGCGCCCGAAGCACGTGGCGCGCTCGAACGGCTGCGCAAGGACACGGGCGCATACGTCCGCACCTACGCGTCGGACCCGATCAGCGGCGATCCGGTCACGGACTCGCCGCCGCCGCCGTGGCACGAGCTTGGCAACGGCTGGGCCGCGCGCGAATACGTGCAGGAAGTGAACGGCGAGCGTCACCCGGTTCAGGAGATGCGCAACCAGACCGGCAAGGTATTCCGTCGCGGTTTCGACCTCGAAGGGACGCCGCTCAACACACTGCCGCCCAAGATGTCGAAGCGATTCGATACGACTTTCGCGGAGCCGATCACGCCGCAGTCGCGGCCAGTGGCACCAGTCCAGCAGGCGTCGCCCGTGCCCGCACAGCCAGGTCTGACGCCCGCACCGCCGCCACAGCAGTCACAGCCGCGTGAAACCGGCCTCGTGAGTGAGCGCACGCCCGAGGCGCGCCAATCGCTCAGCAATCTGTTAGCCGATCCAGATGCGTATGTGCGCAAGCACGAGCCGACGAAAACCGGCGGATGGACGACGACGGACCAGGGCCCCGAATGGACCGACATGGGCAACGGCTTCGCCGCGCGCCAGTACATCAACGAATACGCCGGCACGCGGATGCCGGTGCAGGAGATTCGCAGCCCGAATGGCGGCATCGCGCAGCGCGGTCTCGACACGAAGGGAGAGCCGTATGGAACGCTGGATGTAAAGGGCATCGCCGAATTCGAGAGGTTCTTCAATCGCGGCACCGCCCCGGCGACCGCCTCAGCGCCGCCACTGCCGGCCCCAGGTAAACCGCTCGCGCGCGGCGAGGTGTATCCGACGCCTGAGGGTCCGGCGCGCGAGAACGTGGGTGCGCGCGAAGAAGGCGAAGGCACCGTGATCCCGATGACCACGACGCCGGACAAGTTCGAGGAAGTCATCAACGAATTCCCCGCGCTCTTCGAGGCCCCGAAGAAACGCAAGCGCGCGACACAGCACCCGGAGTACGGCAACACCTATCTATCGCCGGAAGAAGCGGCAAAGCGCATCGAGAGCTGGCAGCAGCACGCCGAGGCACAGAGTCAGATCGCGTACCCGAATGGCAACTCCGGCCGCGTGATCCTGTCGCTCTTCGACCTCACGGGTAACTGGGCGCGCCCGTTCGCCGATGCCGGTTATGACGTGCGCGTGTTCGACCTCCAGAACGGCGCGGACATTCGTGACTTCTCGGTCGAATGGTTCGCCGACAACATGCCGGACATCGCGAGCGTCGATGGCATCCTGATCGCGTGCCCGTGTACGGACTTCGCCGGCTCAGGCGCGCGCTGGTGGAAACAGAAGGATGCGGACGGCCAGACCGAAGCGAGCAAGGAACTCGTGTTCCAGGCGCTGCGCACCGTGGAATTCTGGCGGCCCCGTTTCTGGGCGTTGGAGAATCCTGTCGGCCGCATCGAAGAGCTGACGGGCCTCCCGCCCGCGCGCTACTCATTCCAGCCGAATGACTTCGGAGACCCGTACACGAAGCGCACGCTTCTGTGGGGCAAGTTCAACACCGATCTTCCGGTCGCGCCCGTCGCGCCGACCGAAGGGTCGAAGATGCACAGCAAGTTCGGCGGCAAGTCGCAGCGGACGAAGAACGCGCGCAGCGAAACGCCCGAGGGGTTCGCGGCCTCGTTCTTCATGGCGAACAACTACCTCGATGCGACGCCGGCTGAGCGCTTGCTGTCGCAGTTCCCCGAGACCGCTGGCGCGATTGAGCAGGCGCTGGCCGCTGGCTTCACGGAGGAACAGATTCGCGAAGTCGTCACGGACCCGTATGAGAACTACGAGTACGCCGAGGCACGCGATGCGCTCCGCCAGCTCGTCAAGGGTTCCGCGAAGTCGAAGCCGAAGAGCGCGCCCGTGCCGGCCCCTGAGACCCCGGAGCCTGCGCCGGCTGCGAAAGGCAAAGCGACCGGCAAGCGCGAGACCGTGGTGACGGCCGCCGGCACGAAGGTCGAAACGGAATTTGAAGTGGTCGATGCCGCCGACCTCGTGACCTCTGACAGTCGCGCGTTTCCGCAGGAGTACCAGCCGCGTGAGCGCGGATCGCGCGCGGTGAGCGCGGAGCAGGTCGCGAAGATCGCGAGCAACATCGACCCCGAACAGCTCGGCTCGAATCGCCACGCCGAACACGGCGCGCCAATCATCGGCAAGGATGACAACCTCGTGGAGTCGGGCAATGGTCGCGTGATGGCGCTGCGCCAGATGTATGCGCGTAGCCCGGAGGCCGCCGAGAAGTACCGCGCGTTTGTCGCAGAACAGTCCGGCCAGGATGTGAGCGACATGAAAGCGCCGATCCTCGTGCGCCGCCGTGTCACCGACATGACGCCGTTCGAGCGCGCGAAGTTCACGAAGGAAGCGAACAAGACCGCCGTCGCGAAGATGTCCGCCGCCGAACAGGCGCGGCTCGATCAGGACGCGCTGACGCCGGATGTCATGGCGAAGCTCCCCGACGAGATGCCGGAAGGATTCGACTTGGCGAAAGGCGAAGGCTCGAAGTTCGTTTCGGCGTTCGTCAGCAAGTTCTCTCCCGCAGAGCGCGGCGAGCTGGTGGACGCTGACGGCAAGCCCAGCAGCATCGCGGTCAGCCGCGCGAAGGCCGCTCTCTTGTCGAAGGCATACGGCGGCACGCCGGCCGGCGAGGCCGCGATCCGCCGCGCCGTTGAGTCCACGAGTGGTGACGCGCAGACGCTGGTGAACACGCTCGTTCGCTTCGCGCCCGCGTTCGCGAAACTCAAGGACGATATCGCCGCCGGCCGCGTGCAGGATCAGGCGGACATTGGCGGCAAGATCGCCGAGGCCATCGAAGTGGTGCGCGCCGCCGGCTCGCCGGCCGCTGTCTCGGAATGGCTCAACACCGAAGACATGCTCGATCCGAAAGACGACACGGTGAAGCAGCTCATCCAGACGTTCTACAACCTCGACGGCCGAGGGAATGTCAAGCGGCTACGCACGGGGGCGGCCATCGGCTCGACGCTGAGCGCCTATATAAGTGAGGCCCGGCAGTTCAAGCCGGAACAGGCTGGCGGCGGGCTCTTCGGCGACGAAGGCGCGGCCCCAGCTCTGAATCCGGCGGCGGAACTGGGTAAACTCAATGCGGCGCGACAGGCGCGGGAGCAGGCACGTGAACGACAAGAAACCGCCCAAGCCGGGGGACAAGCCGGGCTCTTCACCGCAGGCGGACAACCATCTGCGGCCGTACTTGCTCGGGCGCGCGATGAGGACAGCGGGGAAGAAACACGGCCAGCCGGACCTCGTGAGATCGGGGACGCAAGCCGTGTTGAAACACCAGAGGAAGGCGACGAAGCCGACTTCCTAGCCGACGAGCTGCGCCGCCCGAAGCGGCGCAAGTTCACGCGCCAGCCTGGGCCGTACTCGATGACGCGCGAAGGCGAGATGCGCGCCTCCGCCCTCGATTCCATCTGGACTGACGCCGGCCTCGATCCCGACATGATGGAGCTGGCGTCGCCTAAGGCCCGCTTCCAGCGCGCTGCGGAAATCGTTCAGAAGCGTTTCGGCTTCCGGTCGATCAGCAAAGACAACAACCTCAACTGGCAGGACGCTATCGACGCGTTGAAGGACGCGTATGTTGGCCTGTCCAACTTCGCCGCGATTCAGGACATCAACCCGTCCGTGCTGAGCCTGAACGGCCGGCTCGCGCTGGAGTTCCACCGCAACAAGGCGGGCGCTCTCGCCTACTACGATCCAGGCCGCAAGACTATCGGCATGGTCCGCCGCAACGATGCGTTCGCGCACGAGTGGGCCCACGCGCTCGATCACTGGCTCGTGGAGACGTTCGCGCCGGAGCTGATGGAGATCAAGGGCCGGCACCTGACCGGCAAGACGCGAGCGGGCGGCGAACCCGAGACGATGGACGAGCAGGTCCGCGACTCGTTCATCGATGTACTCAACGCGATGTTCTTCGACGCTGCCAAGGCAGCGCTGTACGTCAACGATCTTGAGAAGAAGATCGCGGACGCCAAGACAGACAAGGTGCGCGCGAAGTGGCAGAAGATGCTCGACAACTTCCGCGCCGGTCACTCGAAGGCGAAGAGCATCGAGTCGGAGTATTACAAGGCCGCGAAGGCAACCGATCAGGCCGGTCCCGAGGGCGGCGGCAAAGACGGTTACTGGCAGCGTCCGACAGAGATGTTCGCGCGCGCGTTCGAGGCATACATCGCCCACAAGCTCGCGGGACTGCCGGCCGATCACCCGTTCGTCACGCAGTCGGATCGCATGTACAACGAGGGCCGCATCGGCACGATGCGCGTGCCCTATCCGCAAGCCATCGACCGCGACAACATCTTTGCCGCAATGGACACGCTCATGCGTGCGATGCGCGACCGCAGTCTCGTGGACACCGGCAACGCGCCGGCCGCTATCGAACCCACGGATACGCGTTACTGGAAGAAGCTCGCGCCGTCGCTCCCCGCCCAGGTCGCACAGCAGGCCCGCAGCACCATCGCGAAGCTCGCGGAACCCTTCAAGCGCCAGCTCGCGGAGACGCATCGCGCGGATCGCGAGGCGCGCGAGCGCGCGAAGCAGGATCAGAACATCCGCGACGTGAAGCTCAATGTCGCGGGCCGCGCCGGCAAGCGTCGGTGGCTCTCGAATCAAGGACTGCGGGCCATCGAGAAGATCAACGCCCTGCCCTCGATGCTCGCGCACACCATTCGTGGCGTTGTTCTGTCGCTCGAAGCGAAGCACAAGGGCAACAACGGCATCGCGTGGCTGCGCATGAAGTTCGCGACTGACCCTGGCTCCGGCCGCACCACTGGCGCGACGTTCAATGACGAGGTTCGACATCGCGAGCGCGATTTGCAGAACCGCTTCTCGGCCATCGTGAAGAAGCACAACGTCATGGCGTTCGACGACACCGAATTGCGCCAGTTGCGCGATGTCCTGGTCGAAGCCGCTTCGGTGGCGTCGGTGCCCGCGAAGATCACGGCCGCCGCCGCCGACATGCGCCGGTTCATGAACGACATGTATGTGTACAACACGAGCAACGGCGTGAACATCGGCTATGCGAAGAACGGCTACCTACCGCGCATCGTGGACTCTCTCGTCGTGGAGAATGATATCGACGGGTTCCGCGCTCAGGCGCGTGCGCTGTACTCGCGCGTGTATCCGCGCGAAGTCGGCACGCTCGACAGCCTGTTAGCCGACCCGCTGGAGAACGCGAACCGCATCGGCAACTTGACACAGTACGTGCGCGAGATTGCGAAGAACGGCAATGTCGCGGAGGCGCGGGCTGCTGCGGCGCAGTTGCTGCCCGAGGCCAAGCGGCTCGAGGACGCGCTGGCCGAACTGCAAGAGGCGTCCGACAACGGCGACGATACCGCGGAACTTGAGGAAGAAGTCGCCGCGCTCACGGAGTCTATCTACAACGGCCTGCGCGATCCGTGGGCCATTGAGGCCGCGAACGACTGGGAAATGCGAATTCGCGGACTCGGCGCGGAGCCCGATTTCGCATTCGAGTCGCGCGGCCCCGATGGCAAGTACAGCAAGAGCCGCGTGCTCCCGGAGGAGACGGACGCGATCATGGGGGACTACCTCAAGAACGATCCGCTCGAACTCATTACCACGTATATCTCGCAGTCTGTGCGCCGCGTGGAATTCGGGAAGTTCTTCGGCAACCCGACGAAGGACCAGAAACTCGGCTGGAAGCTCGACGCCGCGCTGCACGCTGCGCGTATGCCGTACCGCGCGGCGGATGGATCGACCCAGCGTGTCGATGATGACGATTTCGAGGAATTGCAGAAGTCCGTCGAACTCATGGTGGGCCGCTACAACACCAACATGACGCGGCGCGGTCTGCGCTGGCGCACGAAGCTCACGGCAGTCCTGACGCCCGTGATCCTGGCTCGCTCGCTGATGTCGCAGCTCTCGGAGCCCATCACGACCTCGATTATCTCGGGCGATATCCGCGATGGTTTCCGCGTGGTCTACAAGCAGTTGCAGGACGTGGCCGCGAAATTAGGCATCAAGGGCGCGAAGGAGCAAGCCGCGTGGCGGCGAGAGATGGCCGAATACTTCGGCATCGTGGCCGACCACATGGCCGACCAGATCATGCTCCAGCGCTACAACCTGATGGATCTAAACTCCTCCGACCGCGTGAAGATGGCGCGCTTCTTCCACGTGATCGGCGTGCATCCGCACGCGGTCAGTATGCGTCGCGGAGTCGCGGAAGTATTCATGACCCGTTACGCGCCAAAGATGGCGCAGCGTGCTCTCGGCGCGGGACCGCAGGCCGTGGCCGCGCGTGGCGCGCTCGCCGAACTCGGCATCGATTCGACCAACCGCGAACTGCTCGCCGAACTCAGCAGCCTGGGCGACATCAAGGATGTGAAGCAGCTCGACACGCTGCGCCACCTTGACGCGATCCGCACGGCTATCAACCGCTTCACGGACTCCGCGATTCAGGACCCGAAGGCCGTCGATAAGCCGCGCATGGCGTCGATGCCGGAATACTCATTCATCTACGGCATCATGTCGTTCAACTTCGCGTACCAGCGCAACGTGCTGATCGCGGGCGGCAAACGCATCCTGAATGCGTGGAAGAACGATCCGAAGATCGGAGCCGCCACGACGGCCGCCACGCTCGCCGGATTGTCGATCCTCGTGGCCGGCCAGCTCGGCGCGTGGATTCTGCGCTCGCTCATGTTCAGCGATGACGACTGGGAAGACATTAAGAAGAAGGTCGATGAGGACTGGCTCTGGCAGTCGATGTCGCGTGCGGGCCTCTTCGGTGCCGCTGATCCCATCGTCAACGCGTTCATGGGCCTCAAGTACGAGCGCGATCTAGCGCAGTCGGCCGTCGGCCCGCTGCCCGCTTACGCGCTCGGAATCGCGCAGGACATTGGCGACGTGGCCGCGCGCAACAGTCCCAACACGCCGACCGCCGAGTATCACGCGACGGAAGCCGCGTGGAAGCTCGGCTCTATCTACGTTGCATCGAAGGCGCTCTCGATTGCCGGCGCGAACCCGTACCTCGACGCCGGCCTCGGCGTCGGCCTCGCCTACCTGACTTCCGACACCGTAACCAGCGATGTAGCGGAGACGGTCGCAGAAGGTGTTACCGGCCAGGAATACGTGAAGCGCGGCGCAAAGACAAAGAAACCGTACAACCAGCAATAGCAGATTGGAGAACGCAATGCGCGACCTCAACATCGAAAGTGAAGACGACACCGCGTACACGGCGGGCGGCGCTGGCGGCATCATGGCCGACACCACGCTCACCGATCCGTCGTACACCGACACCAAGGCATACACCAAGCCGTCGCTCGGCGGCGAGTTCGGGCCAGGGCGCGCCGCGTTGCTGGGCGCGCCGGCCGATGGCGGCGAAGCGTTGCTCGACGCGGACCTGCCAGCGACATACGTGGACAAGCCCCCGCCGCTCGCTCCGATCATCTGGCCCGGCCGCGCGGCTAACAACAGTTCGTTCCTGAATCTCTTCCCGTGGTTCAAGGACCCGAAGGAAGGGCTGGACATGAACAACCCGAATCCGCCGCCCGCTCCTGCGCCAGCGCCCCCGCCGCCCCCACCGCTGCACGGCATTTCGATGCCCGTGCTCCAGCTCGTCGGCCATGACGGCACGGTGCAGTTCAGTGGTCCGGCCGCAACCAGCGCGACAGTGATTGTTCACTACGCCATCGACGGCGGCCCGACGCAGATGATTACCGTGAACGTGCTTTCTGGCGAAACCGCTTCGCAGATCGCCGCGAAGGTGCGCAACGCGGTCGATGCCACGTTCGGCGTAGACGCGGACGGCACTGGCGGCACGGTTCACGTCGTCGGCATCGGCGGCGACCTGACGCTTTTCAACGTAACGATTACCTGAGGATGACACATGATCGATCAAACTACCCCGCCGTTCGCCACTGGTGACACGGCATATACGCGTGCCGCGCCGGGAGGCTATGCCTCGGCGGCGGCAGTTCCGGCCGACCCATCGCAGAACGGCGGCGATGTGGCGTACACGTGCCCGTCGCTCGGCGGCGAGTTTCAGCCTGGATCGGGCAAAGCCGCGCCCACCTCATCGCCGATTAGCAAGGGTGCTGATGCCGATGGCGGCGCGGCCGACATTGCGAACACGCCTCGCGTCGATGCGCCGCCCGCCCCGGTGCCGCCCGTGATCCCGGCCTTGTCAGTCACGGTGTCCGGCTCCGACCTGATCTTTGAGGGCGCGGCCGATGCCGCGCTCGTGGTCGATGTTCAGTACGAAGTTAACGACGACGACGTGGAGCGCCATATCGCCGCCATCGACATTCCGATTGGCACGAGTGCGGGCGCTGCCGCCGCCATCGTCGCTGGTCGAATCAACGGCTCGACGTACCTGACGGCATCCGTCACGAGCAACCAAGTACGGATCGGGACCAAGACGCCACACGTCCTCGGCGCTGATCCGATTCTCTGCACCATCACGTAAAGGGAGATGTCATGTCTATGGGAGGGTTTATCTTTCGCGGTGTCGTGCTCTGCGCGCTCGCGATGTCACCCGCGTTCGCGGACAGCTCGAAGAAGCCGCCGCCCGCGCCGGCAGATGTAACGCTCAATCAGCCCGTGGCCGTTGCGGGCGCTGCGGCTGCATCGAAGTCGGAAGCGGAAGCAAGGGCCCTCGCTGCCAGTCATGCCGAAGGTGGCGAAGCGAAGGCCGCGAGTGTAGCGACCGGCGGCAAGGCAAAGGGCGGCGACGCGGAAGCAAGCGCCAACAGCGGTGGCAACGAACTCACGGTGAACGAACGCCACGTGCGACAGGCTCCAGGTCTCGCGCAGGGTTCATTTGCCATCGTGGGCTGCGGAGTTGCCGCCAATGCCGGCGGATCGAACGTCGGCGGCGCGGCGTTCTTAGGCTTCGGCTTCACGCCGTCGCAGTGCTATGACTTCATGCTCGCCAATGCGTACTGCACGGCGGGCGCGACGGAAGCGTGTTGCGAAGTGCTCAACAACTCGAAGGCGGGCCGGCGCGCGCAGAAGCGTGGCGTTCGACTGCCGGAGTGCCGCCAGCCGGAACCGCCTCCGCCCACGGTGCCGGCACCGACACAGCCGCCGGTCGTGGTCGTTACGCCGTGCTGCGAGAAGCCGGAGCCGCAGGAGTGCCCGCCGGACAATCGCTGCTACGAGAAGTGCGACAAGGCGTGCAAGCACCAGTGCCAAGGCAACGCCGAATGCGAACAGCGCTGCGAACGGCTGTGCAAGCGCCGTTGCGATGGCGAGCCGCCCGGCCCTGCGGGAGCTGGCGGCGCATCGTGTCCCAATCCCACGGGTAAGTAGGAGGTCTCATGTTCTGGTTATTCTGTTTGCTCGCAATCGCCGCGCTCATCATCGCGGTATTGCATTGCTGGAAGGGCAAGCCGGCGCTCTGTTGGGCGGTCGTGCTCCTCGCCCTGATCCATGTCATTCCCTGTCTACTGCGCCTCGTCGGCGCGGGTGCAGCGGGTCACTGACCTACAGCCAGGTCTCGACTATGACCGGATCGTCGTCCGGGTCGCGGGGGATGCAGAAGCATCCCCCGTTTTCATTCGCGTACTCGCGCGCCGCGATCAGCGTCTGAAACTGCGCGCAGTCGGGCTCCTTGAACATGCCCCAACACAGGCGCACAACGTAGTCGTTCGGGAAGTCTGACGGGTGGTCGTAGATCACCCACATCGGCGGGAATACCTTCCGCGCCGCTTCGAGCGTCAGTGGCGTGTTTGGGTTTTCAGCCACTCGCCGAACTCACGCTTCTGGCTCTCATGCCACGCGCGCACCGCCGCCTTCGCCGCCTCGCGCGGCGTCATGTCCGGCGGATCGGTTTCCTCCGCGCCGGACACGAAGCAGCCGCAGCGCTTTTCGATATGCGCGACGCTGCCCATGATCGCGCGGAAGTTGCACTCGGGATGCGCCGGCCGAGGCCCTTCCGGTGTGAGCACGACATCGCCGTTCTCTTCGAGCTTCACAACCTCGCCGCAGTGGACGCAGGGGTATTCGGGTACGCGCATGGTTGCCTCAGTGCCGGGTGGCTTCCATTGAATGCGCCCACGGCATCGAACGCAACAGCTTGCCGAAGTCCTCCAGCGACCGCTCGCCGCGTACCAGCTCGAAGATGGCCGGCGCGGTCTTGGGTTTGAACGTCTTGGCGAAGTCGGTAGACATCACAATCATATTCGCGCGGGTCTTGCTGACGGCCTCCGCGTCGGTCGTCGCCTCAACCCCACCACCGAACCATCGCTTGCGGTCTTTCTCGTCCCATGGGTCGTCAGGATCGCCCAGGTACAGCCGCGTGCGGCCATTGACCTCGTAGCCGGTCTCGGTGCGCCCGAGGGCCAGCATCACGTCCATGTCGTCATCGAAGCAGACGTACCAGATGCCAAGGATTTTCTCATCGATCACAATCGACACGAGGCTGTACACTCCCGGTCGGCACTCTTATTCGTCATGGGAGTCCCTGAACCGCCCGCCGCCTTCCTCGACGGCGGGC